ATACCAATGGGAAGATATACATTGAGTTCAACGATAGTTCGGGGGCACTTGCCAAGTCATATACAACTGCATGGGATGATGATGCGTGGCATCATTGTGTCTTTTCCTTTGATAGAAGTGCCAATGCTGAGGTCTTTGTAGCAGGAGTTTCTGATGGAACACTGGATATATCAGGTGACTTGCTCACAATGAGTAATGCACAACTCAGGCGTATTGGAACTACACTCGGAGGTGCAAATGACCTCACGGGAATTATAGGTGAGTTTAGAATTTATCACCGAGCTTTGAGTCCCTTAGAAATCCAGCTTAACTATGAAGTGACAAAGTGGAGGTATGTATGACTAATGCCTATTCGGACATCACGACAATTAAAAGCGATTCCTATTTAGCTATTTCAACAACTGACCACGATACCTATCTCCGCAAGTTGCTGGAAGACGCCTCACGAAAGCTGGATAAATGGTGCGACCGCTTCTTTTATTGCCGAGATGAGACACGATATTTCGATGGTAAAGAACCTTTACGACCGGATGATTTTCTTTCTATCACTACGCTCAAAAGTGATGAAGATGCTGATGCTGTTTTTGAAAATACACTGGTTGTAACTGGGACAAAGTCTGATTGTTTATTCTATCCCTTAAATACCTATCCCAAAACCAAGATTGAATTGACTGCGGTAGCAACTTGTGGTCTAGCCAACGGTGTGCAGAAAGGTGTAGAAATAACTGGGGTATTCGGGCATGGTGATGGCATCTCGGCTACTCCTTATGTTTCAAAGGGGACTTTAGGCGCTGCAGTGACTTCTACTAGCACAACAGTCGTAACGATGTCTACCGGTCATTCAGTGGCAGCAGGGCAAACTATAAGAATAGACAGTGAGCAAATGTATGCAGAGGTAGTTGCCACTAATGCCCTAACTGTTAAGCGTAATGTAAATGGGGCTGTAGCAGCCACCCACTCAACAGCAACTACAGTAAATAGTTATGAATATCCTGCTCCCATTACTCAGGGTTGCTTGATAACAGCAATGAGAGCATTTAAGCGAAAAGACAGTGCGTATGCTGATATAATAGGTTCTCCCGAAACAGGGCAGATTATCACCAGCAAAGGTGTTGACCCCGATGTGGTGGAGACCATTAAGTCATATCGCAAGTTGAGTTATCCATAGACCAGACGCACCAGGTTGTGATTCTAGAGCATTAAGAGGATAAAGACGAGGATTATATGGCGGGTATAGGTTTAGCCTTTCAAATCAAGGGGGCATCAGAAATATCAAAGAAGCTGAAGAAGGAAACTATAACGCAACCTCTGGCTGAAGGCATCAAGAAGCTTACCTTGTTTCTTGACAGGGAAGTTAAAGTGGCAACGCCGGTGGATACAGATAGACTTCGCTCTAGTATTACTTCTCAGGTAACTGCCGAGTTTGGTAAAGTGGGAACTAATGTAAATTATGCTACCTTTGTGGAATATGGGACAAAAAAGATGTCATCTCGGCATGTTACAGAGGGTAGTTCTATCAGAATTAAAGAGAAAGGTATGTTTGCCTTCGGCTTAGAAAAGGTGAAGGAAAAGCTAGGTAAATTTATGGCTGATATTGGGGTCGCTATTGAACAGAGGTGGAATAAGTGAGTTTAGAAGCAATAGGGAATGGAATCAAAACAAGATTAGAAACAATATCAAGGTTAAAGGTATTTTCCCCTAGCGGATTGCCTGATGCAATAAATCAATTCCCTGCAGCTCTAATTCTGCCTGGGGAAACCAACTATAATGCTATGTTTGCAGGGGATGCCGATTACCGCTTCCGTGTAATTATACTGATAACAAAGCAGGACTCACCATCGGCATTGGGTAAATTGTTGGACTACATTGAATTGACAGGAGCTTATTCGGTCAAGGCGGCAATTGAAGGTGATAGCACGCTTGCTGGTGCTGCAGATGACCTCAGAGTTAGCCGAAACCTCGGCATTGGGGCAACTGTCTGGGGCGGTTATACTTATCTTTCGACTGAGTTTAGTGTGGAGGTGTGGAAATAAAGAAAACAGATTTAGCTTATGTGGCTGGACTATTTGATGGTGAAGGTTCTGTCAGTATAGTAAAGGGAACAAAAGCAAATAACTACCATCTGCAAATTTCTTTAGGTTCTACTGATGAATGGATATGCCAAAGTTTAAAAATGATGTTTGGTGGCAGCGTGAGCCTTAAGAATAAAGCCTCTGAGCATATTCATGCATGTTGGCAATGGAGTATGGGGTCACGGCAAGCTTACAATATGCTTTTATTGATATTACCCTATCTTCATATAAAACGCCCTCAGGTAGAAATCGCTATTAAATTTCAAGAGGCAAAAACGGGGCGAGGATTTGGCAAAGGGAGCAACAAATTTTTAACTGAAAAGGAACGAGCACTCCGAGAAGTGCAACGTCTGTTGGTAATGGGAATGAATAAACCAACGGGTGGGGCAGGTAAAAACATCATCTCAAAATAGAGAAAATTCGAAATTTTGGTTTGGAAATAAATATAGGGGGTAAAATATGCCTAGATTAAGTGGGAAGACTGGAAGCATACAAATCTATGGGACGACGGCAACTGGAGTCAAGAATTGGTCGCTAGATCACACCTTCGAGATGCTAATGGTGACTGGCTTCGATTCTGGCGGGCATAATGAATATGTAGCTGGTGTCGATGACTGGAAAGGTAGTTTTGCCGGATACAAAAATGGTGCGCCAATAGCTATTGGGACATCAGGCACTATTGGTCTGGCAGAATCCACAGCAGCCACTCAGCAATGGACGGGGACGGTGCTTATTTCAGGAAGGCACTCAACTGTCGCCGTAGATGGAGTGGTGGAATACTCATACGATTTTCAGGGCACCGGTGCTCTTACTCCTCCAACAGGATAAACTAACAAAAAGGGCGGTTATGTGGATAATGAAACTATCACCTTTTTGGTGCGAGAGACGGGGTGGACTTTGGCTCATCTCCGAAGTCTACCCATTAGTGAGTTATATGCCCTGGTCGATGAACTATCCTACCAAAAGGCAATCGAGGATTACCGACTGAAATGCCTTTTTGCTGCAGTGATGGCAACTCAGATAAATCTATGGTCGAAAAGAAGAGTTACAGTATCGGAATTGGTGGGCGAACCACCAGAAAGAAAGGAGAGTAAAATGAATGAAGTTCTAGCCAAAGGAGCTAAATTGAGAACGATAACACTGGCTGATGGCAAGGAATATGAGCTTGCACAAATGACATTGAATATATTAATTCAGATCGAGGACAAGTTCGAGAAGAGCTATTTCGATTTGGTAAATAGTCGGCGGATGAACCATATCCGGTATATTGTATATCTCCGACTTAAAGGGCAATATCCTGAGTTAACTGAGGAAAAGGTCGGTGAATTAGTAACCGTTGATGTGCTCGCTGAGATTGCTACACTGTATGGCATGGAGTAATAATGGCTAATACCCTTGAAATCATAGTCGCAGGCACAGATAAAGCCTCTAAAACTTTAGGTGGCATCAGTAGTCAGATTGATAAAATGGGTAAGAAGATGCAGGTTGCTGGTGCTCTAATGGTTGGTGCTGGAGTTGCTATTACTGGGGCTATCTTCAAAATGGCTGATTCCTATACTGAGGCAGGGGATGAAATTGCCAAGATGGCTAAAAAGACAGGCATGAGCACTGAGGCTCTTTCGGAAATGAAATATATGGCTGATATGAGTGGGACAAGTTTATCAGGCATGGAAGTTGGAATCCGCACTATGCAAGGTGCGATTACGGATGCATCATTTGGGCTTGCAACATATACGAGGGCTTTTGAGGCTCTGGGGTTAAACATAGAGGAAGTTAAGGCAATGAAACCAGAAGACCAATTTTGGGTGATCGCTGAGGCGATAGCTGCTGTTGAAGACCCGACTTTGAAGGCTGCAACGGCAGCCGATATATTCGGCAGAAGTGGCACAGAGTTATTACCCATTTTAGCCGAAGGTAAAGAGGGGCTTGCTAAAATGAAGCAGGAAGCTAAAGACCTAAATGTGGTCTTTGATAAAGAATCGGCGGCTGCTGCTGAAAAATTTCAGGATTCTAAGGAAAGAATCAGTAAGGCATTGGCTGGATTGGGAGCGGAAATAATCAATGATATTATCCCTATTTTAACGAAATATATGGAGAAACTTGTAACCATAGTGGGGAGAGTCAAAGACTGGGCAGAAATGAATCCCAAATTGGCTGAAACATTGCTTAAAGTTGGTGTTATACTCATAGGTGCAGGCGGTTTGGTTTTTGCTTTTGGCACTTTAGCTAGGGCGATTGTTGCCATCAATGCAGCATTGGTTGTAATGCATGCATTGGCTGGCCCCGCAGGCTGGGTTAAACTGGCAGCGGGAATAGCAATCGCTGGTGGGTCTATCATAGGCATTCAGAAACTTATGGCAATACCGGAAGTCACAGTACCATCTTATCAATTCGGCGGCATTGTTCCTGGTCCAATTGGCCAGCCAATACCAATAATAGCTCATGGTGGGGAACAATTCTTGGGGGATGGAATGGTGGGCGGAGGGGTTACCGTCAATGTAACAGTGGAAGGTTCGGTTATCGCTGAGAGAGACTTAGCTGAGACGATTAGACAGCAGTTATATGATATACGCCGCCATAATGTCTCATTGGAGATGGCATAATGTCTTTTATCGATGTTGGCTCTGCTGCAATAGACCAGGATTCCACTCTTGCTGCGGCATCTACACTAATTGATTTAACTAATCCAGCTAATGCTGCTGGGGTTATTACCAATATTGAGGTTTGGGCAGAAACTAATATAACAGGTCTCCGTGTTGGAACATTTTATTTGGTAAGTGGGACTACTTATAAGTGCCGAGACTCTGTTGCTATTGGTGCTGTTACTGCTGGCTCAAAGCAAACTTTCACTGGGCTTTCTTTATCAGTTGAGGCTGGCGACTTTATCGGATGTTATTTTGCTACTGGTGTAATAGAAGCATCCGTTTCTAGCGGCAGTGGAATTAAAATAGTAGCGGGGGAATTTATAGACACTGGGGATGAAACATCTTATGGCGAAACATTTCAAATAGCAATGAGCCTTTATGGAACAGGCTTTACAGATGGAACTACCTGTCGAATATCCTTTGGCTCTGCCCCCTACGCTGCTACCCCTACTTGGGATGATGTTACCTCAGACTTGCGTGCCATATCAATAAAAAAAGGGAGGCAACATGCCCTGGATAGGATAGAAGCAGCCACTGCCATAGTAACGATGGGAAATGAGCATTACAACTATTATCCTAACAATGCTGTTGGTGATTATTATCCCAATGTTTTGCCAGGGAAGCGATTGAACATCCTGAAGGTTTATAGTGGTACCGTCTACAATATTTTTACAGGATACATAACAGATTATAATCCCGATTGGTTAACCAAAGCTGGTATGGGCGCTATTATGCGTATCACAGCAGTTGGGGTTATCGGTAACTTAGCCAGACTACTGATGAATGA